TACTTTCATACTTAGAACGTGACACACACTTTGGTACACCTTCACCTGGTTCATCACTGGCACAGGTTCCACCTGTTGTGACGTTTACCCATCCACCTTTTCCATCTTTGGATTTAGATCCCGAGAACCACTTATGAAGCGTTCCTTCATTCATCTTATCGGCATAACCAGCAGCTGCATCAGTATCGTGTGCAGTATCAGTAATCTTTGCTTGCATCCAGGCAGGAATATCTTTTTCCTTCTTACCCAATGCTTTTCTCAACTTTTGGATGTTTCTTGCTGATTTTTTGAGTTGGCTTTGTGCCATTGCAACTTCATGGTCTTTCGATTCTGAAACTCCTCCGCCATTAGAGCCCCCATTAGACCCCCCATTCCCATTTCCATTGCCATTTGAACCATTGCCGTTGCCATTCTTTTTCTTACCTTCAGTTTCGTCTTTGTTTTCGTCCTTGTGCTCACTATCACGCATTAAATATCCTGTAGGCATCACATGAAAACCTCTAGGAATTTTTTTGCACTTTTTATCGGTATTACAATAGTAATAACCTTTCTTGCAGGACTTTGCCATTATTTGCTGGTCTCATCATTATTATTTAGAAAACCTTGTTTCAACAGTTTTGATAGTTCTGCTGTTGATCCAACAAATAGTGCATTATTAGTTACACTATTTGGACCTTTACCACTATTATCTTCTTCAAGATCTTTTAATTTCTTCTGAAGATCTGCTAACTTATCAGTTGTATCTGCAACACTTTTGATGAGTTGTCCAGCAACTTCATATGCTCTAGGACTTGCACTCTCTCCCGCAAGTTCCATGATGCCATTGATTGCTTCTTGACCCTTTTCAATTAAAGAATATAAATTTGCACGAGTATATTCATAATCTTTTTTGATGTCATTCTTTTCCTCTTTTGGAGGAACAGGTTTCATCGGTTTTGATTCAACAATGCTACTTTCAATATCAAGTGCGTTGTCAATAGACTCATAATTATTACTCATGATTATTAAATATCAGTTTTTCTTGAGGGTGAGAAGTTTCGACTATCAGAGAAGAATTCTGATGTTTCAGAGAAACCAAAGTCGTCTCCTGGTTCGAGTAACTTATGATCTGCCTCATCAATTACACCATCATTATTTCTATCAACTTTAGATGTAGGTGTAACGGTATAACGCATTTCGCGTTTTGCGGTTGCCAGATCTGTACTGGTATACATATCGACCTGAACCTTGCGGATAAGACCATCGCTGGTATCTGCAATAGGACCAAATAGATATGTCTTTGCTGTAAATCTTAATGTATGAATGAGTGCTCTTCTGGTATCAAAATTGCCTTCATAATCATCTTGGAAATTAACAGACTCAAGAACGATTGGAATATCTCTCTTTTCCCCAATAGATTCAACTAGATCAACAGTTAGGTTGAAATGTGGTTGGAAATATGGAAGAATTTGTTCTAATATCTGTAACGAATCATCATTCAATTTTGAAAGAATATTGAGTTCAAATCCAATATTATATGGAACAGGCATAAACACTTTCTTTGCCTTTGTTCCATCCGAACAAGTTTTAAATGTTTGAACTAAACTTGATTTTCTGGTTGAATCATATTGAATAGAAGTCATTTCAAATGACATTCTTGGCATTGTGATCTGAACTGGTTTGTTCAAATCTGGTTGCTGTTGAAGTCTTGCCAAAAACTTTTGACTTGGACCGTATGCCAGAGGAACTTTTAGATCATTGATGTCATTACCCGCACCATCCTGATGACGAATATGAATATCATTGAATAAAGTACCAAATGCTATAATTGTCTTTCTGACAATTTCGTGGTAATAATAAGTTCCTAACATTAGAAAGTTCCAAATGGATTCGTTTCACTGAAATCTAAGATGTTATCTGCCTGGATTTCAAATTCATCATTCTCAGTATATTTATCGTATGTATCATCATGAGCATATCCTTGTGCAGGATATGTTGCACCAGAGTCCTTACCAAGAATATTCTCTCCAGGGAAGAATCCTTTTTGAGTTGTTCCGATACTTACATTAGAAACCTTAAGAACAAGAGTGTCTGCATCCCAAGATTTGACTCTACCTTCAGTTCTAGATCTTTCACCAATAACGATTTCATTGAAGAAATATGTTCCTCCAATTCCAGTGAGAGATTCTGGATCGGAAATTGTAACCTGTGGTTGTGATGTATATCCTCTACCTGCGTTACTAATGTAGATTGATTTGACGGAGTTTTTGCCAGTATCATCAAGACCCATAGATGCGATACCAACAGCAACTGTTGAAATACCACTTGGAGTTGGATCTGCAATAGTAACTCTTGCGTCTGTACCATATCCAACACCAGAATCAGTAATACTAAATCTGATTACACCTTGACCACTAGTTACGATAGATGCTGTTGCTGCTGCTCCAGCACCACCACCTCCTGTGATTGTAATTGTTGGTGCTATAGTATATCCAGCACCTGCATTGGTAATGAGAATCTTTTCAATGCCACTTACTCCAGCACGAGTGGTAATAAAACCAACTGCTGTTGCATTATCACCAACTTGACCTGTAGGTGAACTTGTAATACCAATAGTTGGTATTGAAGTATACCCATGTCCATCATTATTAAGGAAAATCTCTTGAACATATCCACTTGGAACTGTTCCTGAAATTTGAGCAATTGCCGTTGCTGTCCTTCCAGCACCAATGAGATTGAGTGTAGTAATAAATCCTACATCTTCAATTTGTTGATCAATTTCTGCAACAGAAGTATCAATGACTTCATTTTCATACTCAAAGAGTTCACATTTGAGTTGATAAACGTAATTTTTTCCTAACTGATAAAAAGGATCTTCGTGCTCTACAAATTTTACTTCAAATAATCTTTGCCCTAATGGAAAATATACTAAATCACCTTCTCTAGGGCGAGTTGGTGTAATTAGTTCACTATCATCAGTTCCATCATCTTGACCTGCCATGAAGGGTGCAATAAAATCTTCAAATCTCTCTTTAGAGATAGTTAGCATCAACTCATCTCTAACACTTACACCAAACTTTGTAAGAATATCTCCTGCACCAGAATATCCATCAAAATTATTTACATACGCCTCAATAGAAAAGTTATCATCAAACACTGATGTTTGAACTTCTTCAATAATTGTTTTTCTATTGACGTATTTTCTTGGAATATAAGTTACTTCTACACCATGAAATTTCAGGTGTTCATTTACCAAGTCCTGAACAAGTCTCTGCTCAGATTGAGTGCCGCCTAAAAAGAAGGGATTAAGAGCCATTATCCAATAAAGTCGAGAGGTGGTAATTCATACTCAGACATCATTCTTCCTTTGATATCTGCGAGTTCAGATTCTGCTTGTTGAAGGATTTCTCCTCCATTTAACTCAATTCCACCAGGAAGTTTTACACCTCTAAACTTACTTAAGTTTCTACCCCACTGCCTCTTGATCAAAGCAGTTAGGTATTGTTTCATCCAACTATCATTGTAAATTTGGGTGAAAGATGCAGGATCTAATGCTCTATAGCATTCAAGTACAATGAATTCTCCTGCTGGTTGAGAACCCCAATCAATATCCAGATACAATCTATCTTGTCTCTTATTAAATCTTACCTGTTTATCTGGAGTCAATAAGAAATCAATATCCTCAAGATAACTCTTAGTCATTGCATATTGAAGAAGTTCAACTGAATTGAAATAATAAAGATCATTCAAGAACAGTTGATATTTGATACTAAACATTCCACCAGAAATGGAACTGGAATCAAATTTAAAAATCTTTTCTATACCGATTACCGAATCGGGAACCTGAATATAGTTTTCTGTTTCGTAAAAATTATATGATCTACCTGAAGTATCGGTAGCAGTAGTGGTAACAATTCCTACACCACCTGTACCCTTACCTTTACCTCTGTTTATATCGTCTTCAGTAATCTTATACTTAAGATACATCTTCTCAACGCCGTCAAAATGACGTTCGTTAAAATATTGAATCGCATCATCAACTAGATCATCAATTTGATCATCATCCACGTTGATTTCCAACACTGGAGCACCAAGTTGACGCAAACAGTAATCTATAAGTCCTTGCCTAGTTGATGGTTTTGCCATATTAACCTTCTAATTTTGCCTTGAGGTCTGCATTTTCTTCTAGCAGAGCATCTACTTGTTCCTTAAAATCTTGAGTCAAA